AGCCGCAAGCGCAAGGGCAAGATGGCAATGCGGGCAATAAGACGTTTTGTTTGTAGCCGGCATAGTAGCCTCCTTTTCACTTTGTCGCCGTTTCAACAACGGATGTGAGCGGGGTGATCTTGATGACCCACTGTTTAGGTATGGCCATGTAGACATCCGGCTTGCCATCCACAAAGTGGAAGACAACGAGTACGGACTTCTCCATGACGCGGACGCAACCGACGGACATCACGGGAATCGTGAGGTTGTCGATCTCGGATAGTTCGATGCCTGCGGTCTTGCTATAAAGCCCCGCATCCTGCCATTCGACATGTGCAAACGCACATGCATCTTTCGGCTTGTCCTCTCCCAGCATGGGGAGAAAGAGGCCGGAAACGAGCAAGCAAATGAGTTGTTTCATGTCATCTCCTTACATACGGCCTTCCAAGAATCCGGCGAGTTTCGCCGTAGCCTTGAATTGAGGAATCGGATCAAGAGCCTTGAAGGCACTCGTAAAAGCGTTCGAGAGTGACCACACGGTGCGAGGCTGGAACTCCTCGATCTGCGGATTGAAATACAGGTCGTGGACATTCCGCGCCAGGTGACGGGGAACGTCCAGATCGGCTTCGATGAACGCCTGATAGATCAGGAGCTTCGCCGAAACGTCGGTGAGTTGTGATTCTCTCCAACGATCAACGGCCTGGACCATCGGTTCAAAACTCCTTTGCATCATATCAACGCCCACGGAAAGGGCATTGAGGATGTTGAAGTGCTTTGAGTGCTTGGCGAGCACGGGCGTAAAGTCGCCGTGGAATGCCATGTTGTCACATACGAACACGCGATAACCGACGGTCATGGCGAGGCGCATGGACTTGTCGTGGCTGTTGCGTAAGCCGAGCGCGAAGCGGCAGCCTTGGAACCCTTCTTCGAGTTCGAGCAGGCCGAACATCTTGTTGCCGTCATCTGAGACGGCGAATTCCGAGCGGTGGACGGCGATGTGCCGGAAGCCAAGCGTTTCGATGAGCGCGTTCACGACCTCGTGGTGCGGAACGGGACGGTGGGTATCGGTGCCAAGCGGCGTCGGTACCAGGGCCAGTTCTTCGTAGCCGATTTTACGAGTGTCGCGGTGCGCCATAAGCGTTGCGTTCTCCATTGGAAATCTCCTTGTTCAGTTTTTAAAGTACGGGCGTGATGCCCGAACTGGAGAGGCAGTAGAGAGCTGGGAAAATGTCGAGTAAACCTTTGCTCTCAACCCCTCCAGTTCGGGAACCGCGTGGTTCCCTAGAGAGCTGACCGAGGACTAGGCCTGCGGAACGAAAACGGTTGCAACACCGCCTTCCGTGGTGAGCGTTACGGTGACAACCGGATCAGCAACCGGCGCTGACGGATTAGCCGCAATGTACGCCTGCAAGTCGGCGACGAGCTGATTGATTCCCGCAACGACCGCATCGAGCGATGTCGTATCCAATCCCTGCGCTTCGGAAACGATGGTGTTTAAGTCTTTCATATTGATGTTTTTATGTTCTTTTTTTCGGAAACACGTCTTCTTTGCTCTTTTCATGCTGATGAAGGCGTTACTGGTCTTTCGTCGGCGCGGCCATTTGGCCGGTTTGGATCAAGTGGATGGCGAACGTCGGGTCTATGAATGCTGTCACGACTTGCGCTAGGTTGAAGACGAGGAAAACGATCGCCACTGCCCATGTTGGAAGCAACGTCGGCAAAATGGCGATGATCGCCGTATTGCCGCCCAAACTAACGATTGCGTGCAAAACGAGCTTCGCATCTGCGCTCAATTTCGAAGTGTTCATGATGAGGATTTGTTGGTTTCGACCTTTTATAGTTGCCCGAGCTCTTTGCTGACGAGTCCGAGCGCTTGGTCAATGTCCTGAAGAATCGCCTGAATGATCGCCTGCTTCTGGGGCGTCTCGATGGTTGGGCTGTTCAGGACTTGCGTAACAGAGGCGGGAACCTGCTTGAATGCGATGCCGGATACGATGTAGGGCGCGTAGTTCGAATTCAGCCAGCCAAAGCCGTTCTGTCCCCATGTCGGCGACCACGAATTGCAGAAGAAGGTCTTGTCAACCGTTTCGTCGTACGCGCTCACCATGATGAAATGGGAATCAATAACTTTCTTCGGCGGACGGATGGGGAGTACGTCCTCGGCTTCCCACGATTCAGCGCCATCGCGTGCGGTGTACCATTCAGCGCCAACCTGCACTTCGAGGATCACCGCGCCGTATTCGAAGCACGCCTGGTGAATGCCGCCCATCGAAAGATCGGTGAGCAAGAACGGTGTGCCAAGCACCCGCGTCGCCGCATCCGCGACTGCCTGCGCGTTCGCGGATGAGTACGGCGTTGTTATAACATGCTGCGGGTCCGTGCTAAGTGTGCCGTCGTCGGGAAAAAGGGAATCGAGACATGAGCCTACAAGACTGCCCGCCTTGCCGAGAGCTGAGATGAACGTGCCTTCCTGGTTCGGAACGCCGTCAACCGTTTTTTCAAACGCGTAATCGAAACTGCCGGAGAGCTGGGCGGATGCCTTGGCTTTGTTCAGTACGCCAAGGAGGTTAACGAGCTGGGCGAGAGAATATCCGCCGCAGCTAGGGCAGTACCCTTGCATAAGCGCGATGAGCTTAAAGAACGCGCCGTTCTGGTCTATGAGATACTGCGCCGGTCGTTGCGGCGGTGTTGCGGAACGAACGAGGTCAATCGGGTGCAAGTCGGCTGAATAGTCGCGGATGACGCCGAGTATTTTGCCTGCATTATGGGGGTGGATAAATTCCATGTGAGCGTTGTTTGAATTATGCGCGGTGCGCGGGATTTGTCGAGTGCGGGCTGTGTACAAAAGCCCGCTCCCCTCTTCAAGATGTCTCGATTTTCCGGCTATAAGAGGGGAGTGGGGCTAAAAACGAGAGACCCGTGGCTCGGGGGAGTGTGGTTGTCTATGCCGCCTTAGCGGTTGTTGAAGTGGATGATCAGGTACCACCCAATGATGATGTTCAGCACGTAGAGTGCCCCCACGCCATATTTGATCATGCTGTCATGGTTCCGCAGGCGCTTCTCGTGATCTTTATCCATATCGTTCACTGCACTCTGAAACACGGAGAGCTCGGCATGGGTGACGTAGAGTGCTTTGATTTCCTTAACGTCGGAGCGGATGTCGTCGACGTTCTTGCTGATATTTATGATATTGGTGTCGTTCTTTCCCTGCTGGACCTGGATCGCCGACAGCTCTTTCATGATCGCCGCATTCGAAGTCACCGCTGCGGCGGCGGCTGCGACGGCGGCGGCTGCTGCGATCTTGTTGATCGTGTCTTGGGTTTCTTCCATGGCGTTAGTTCAATGTGATCGTAAAGTTCGAAGTTGGCGGAGTTCCGACGTTTCCGGCGTTGGCCGCAATCCCCATGGGCGTCGCGCCTACGAATAGAATGAGTCCCATATTGGAAGTCACCTGGAAGCTGTTTGTTTGCGAAGAGCCGCCTGCGCCCGATCCTACGTATAGATAAAGATCGAACGTATCGCCGATGTTGGCATAGAACGTACCGAAGGATTGCCGTCCGTAGCTAAAGGAGCCGGTGCTGACCGTCGCCACAGAACTGCCGTTTTGATAGAGCGCCGCATCTGCTGGCGCCGAACCAGTTACCGACTCAAGGTTGACGTTAAATGTGTAGAATCCAGCTACGGCACAAGTGAGCGTTTTCTTTTTTACGGGCGTGGTGCCGGTTTGCGATTCAACATTCGTTGCGTCCTGTATCACCGTACCGGTTCCGCCGATCGGAGCGAACGAATTTGGAATTCCAACTGCCCACGCGGGATTCGCTGATGCACCTTGGGTCTGGAGGAAATAGCCTGATGTTCCTGCCGGAAGCCGTACCCACGCCGATCCGCTGTAATACATGATGTCGCCCTGAGCGGGGCTCGAAATCCACGGAATGACGATATTCGCGGCAATTTGCGAAGAGCTCGAAATGTAGCCAGCCTGCGCGAGGAACGTGCGAACGTCGTTCAAAACGTAACCCTGTCCCGATTGCTGGTACTCGTTGTCATAAATCGCGGTCTCACTGACGACGTGATAAATCTCCGCTAGAACGATCTTGTTCGCCGGATAGGATGGCGCGACGGGCGAGGCGTTTTCGGTGCCGCCGACAATCGCTATCGTGCCGCTCGAATCCGCCGTGACGAGGTCAATTCGGGGATTTGAAACCGGTGCGGTGAACGTTGGCGTTGAAGAACCGAGAAAAAGCACGCGCGTCGTGCCGATGTAATACGCGCCTTCCTCGATATAGAGCTGCATCGTTTGTGCTGTCCACGTTGCGCTCGTGACCGTGATGCCGGTGATATTGAAGCTCGTAAGCGGCGATGATGCGCCGTTGACGTTCTTGTTTAACGAGTAGGGCGTTATCGTCGTGCCGCCTACCGGCAATGACCAGCCGACATATTGCAAGAGCTGCTGGTTTGCTGAAGTCGCGGCCACCTGGTTGGCCGTCGTGAGGTCGGGGCGGCGGACGAAGTTCAAGACGTTGGCCGCAAACGCCGCTGCGGTTCCGGGGATAAGGATATTGTTCGCGGTTGATCCGATCACGCTGACCGCGGTGACTGTTATCGTCGTGCCATTCACGACTATCGGGATTACTTGGCCGTTCGATGGCAACGTGCCGAGCACCAATGCGCCGAGCTGCTGATGCGCCAAAAGGAAGCTGCCGCCCTTCGCATCGTCGTGGGCTGAATTGTATTGTGAGGGGAGACCAACCTCGCCTGATCCGGTGGGCTTGCTTTTCATGTTTAATTCGTAATTTGAATATCAATCTCTAAAGTCGTATCCGTCCCTGAAGATTTCGAATACGGAGTTGCAAACAAGGCATGGTTGAACATATTGCCGCTTCCAACGCTTGACGTGCCACCCACGAAACTGCCGCACTCGTAATAAGTTGTGTTCGTGAGCGTGGCATCGGGGAAAAAAAACTGGAGTTGCGCGGTATTAAACCCGTTGTCCGCCGCATAAGCCACCGGCGCGCGGTTGATCGGAGTCGTCAGCGCAGTATCGCCCGCGGTCGGCGTCGTCGCGCCCGTGCCAAGCTCTCCCCACGCAATCCCCAGCGGAAAGTTGAACGTGCCGTTATAGGCGCTGATGAGGTACTGAACCAAAATGTCAATGCCGTAGTTCGAGGAATCAACGACAAGGTTCTTCTGCTCTACCTCGATCTTTCCGGCGCGGATGAGTGCCTGCGCCTCAGCAATTCGCCCTTCTGATTTGAGGCAGTTGTAGCGGTCAATGGTTCCGGCCGAATGCGAGCGGATGGTTATCTTTCCAGAAACGGTTAAGCCTTCTTTTTTGAGCATGAAACAGGTAGGTGGATTGTTGCACTAACTATAATCACGAAAGCCGCGCAAAGCCATAGGCGACGTTGTGCAAAACTAATCCCATCTGAAAAATCCCCAGCGGAAATGGCCCCAGGTATACGGCCTGGTTCCTCCGGTGGCCGTCACGGTATCCGCAAGCACGAGGTCTTCATCCACAACGACAATGTTTTCGAGGATCGTCGTGCCATCGATGGGGGTCTGGACCGCTTCCTGCTGGAGGATCGTCGTCATGAGGTCGGTGAATGTCACCGTGTCCGAGCCAATGCACTCAAGCTGGTATTGGAGCTGGCCATTCGCACCCGGCACAAAGACGGTTGCTTCGACGCGTTTGATGACCAGGGGATAGTTCGTAATGCCCATCGAAGGGACGTTCGCTATGATCGTCTGGCCGATCCTGCAACCAGGCACGAGGGTCGTGACCTTGAGGTCGTACACGGGATGGCCGAACTGCCCTATCTGCGCCTGCGCGCGGAGCAATGCCTCCGGCACGCTCGTAATCTTGGAATCGACGATGACGCCTTCACGGAGGCCATAGGCGGCGATGCTGGCTCCATCGGTCGCGTTCGCCACGATGGGAACCTGCGCATAGCCAAAGATGAGGACCGTCTGGCCTGCGGTTGGTGCGCCGGCTTGGAACTGGATGTTCCTTGCCGCGCTGTCGTACAGCACATCGTAATCCATCGGGTCAGTGACCTGGTTCAGAATGGCGACGGTCTGCGGCACGCCGTCGAGTTCGACGACAATCGTGCTCTCCGTGTAGGCGTACGACGTTGGAAAGGATTGTTGAACGCCGTCCGTGAGGTACGAATCAATCGTATTGCCCGCGGTGAATATCTTGAGATACGTGCCACCGATCACGTACACGCTGTTCTGCATGTTCGTTATCTGAAGGTCAATGTCGAGCGAGTTCCAGAAGATGTCGCCCGTTGCGCCGTCGATGATGATCGGCGCAAGGCCACCGTCGCCGACTGCGCCACCGCCCGATCCATCATCCACGTCGCCAAGGAAGAAATAGAGATTCTTGTTTGCGTCGATGAACCAATCCCACCCGATGAGCTTGGCGAGGGATTGCAACGCCTTCGAAGGTTGCTGGTAATTGAACTGTATCGTGGGAACATCGAAGTTGCCCACCTGCACGTGGCCACCGTCGGCGACGGTCGCGGCGTTAATTCCCTTCCCGGCGCAGAAGGTGTTGATGATGTCTATGGCAATGGCGGATGGATCGACGCCGGAATAATTCTTCTTGACCAGTGTTCCGTCCATGAGGAAGCCCCAGTCCTGGCATGTGTAAGAAAATGTTGCCATCAAGCCCGCGATGGTCGGCTCCTGCTCCGTGAGCGTGCCGCCCCAAATGAGGCCACTCGAATCGTAGAGCTCGATGGTGTCGCCGATCTGCGGAAGCGAAGCGAGATTTGCGACGTTGACCCTGATTGAAAAGGTGAAAACCCCTGACTCCTTCGTCAATACCGAAATTGCGTCAACGGATTTCCAGTCGCAAAGGGAGGATATGTCAGTCCCGTTATCAAGAATTTTGACAGGGTTCGCCATGAGCTAGGAGCGATAATTTGAAACTCTCAATTGTTGTACTATTTGCTTCGCAAGCGCGTTGCCGATCATGGTCGCGCCGTTTTGGTCGAGGTAGTTGCCTCCTTGAATATAAATATTGATCGGCTGGCCGCCGCCGAATCCGCCGCCCGCGGAGCCGAGCGATGACAACGGCACGACGGCTTCCGGCCCCTGCTCACCAATCATGGCGAGAACGGGGTTATAAACGATGCCGCCTGCCGCAAGCATAGGGATATCGGGAATATTGAAACCGAGGTCAAGCGCGGGCGTGCCGATTTTCGTGCCAGGAATCTGGATCGCGGGAATGTTGATATGGATGGAATCGAGCGCGTTGATAAAGCCATTGATTGCGGAAATGACGTCGTTCACGCCGGTCTTGACGGTGTTCTGGATAGTGTTCCAAATTGTCTGAACGAAGTTGCTTGCGTCCGTCCATCCGGTGTTCCACGCCACGCCCACATCCGTCATGAGCGTTTTGATCTCGTTTCTCAGCCATGTACCGAAGGCCGTGCCCGCCGTGTCGATAATGGCAATATGTCCTGTGAAGATGTCTACGATAAGGTCGAGTTCCTCGCGGGTGATGACGCCGATGCTGAGGAAGGTATCCACGAAGATGCTTTCAATGAAATTCATCGTGTCTTCGGTGGCATTCTTGACCGCTGTCCAGTTGGTGATGACGATTCCCGCTATCACTGCTACGGCAAGGGCTATGACTACGGCCAGCCCAGCGAACGCAGCGCCGACGGCCGCGACAATGATGGCGATCACCGTCAGGATAGCCAGCAAGCCAGTGAACACGATCACACCGACGATGAGCGCTTCTGTAAGCTTCGGGTGCTCCGTAGCCCAAGCTGCTATGTCCGCAACAATCGGTTCAAGTGCAGTGGCCATGGAATCGAGCGCGGGCAGGAGAATGTTCCCTATCGTCGTGCCCATTGCCGAAAGGTGGTTCTCCAGCTCGACGAGCGCCCCGCCATTCGCGGCTGCCGCTGCCTCGGCCAGTCCGCCGACCTGCCCGTTCAGCGCCTTCAAAATGACGGAATCGGCTCCCGCAGTATCGCCCGCGTTGGCAAGGTTCTTTATCATCGTCACGACCGATGCCGGGATATCAATGCCTGCCTGCCGCTGGAGCTGGCTCAAGCCCGCGACGGGGTCGTTGAGGGAGTTCGTGAGTATCTTCATCGCCGCCGGCATGTCGGCGGTCGCGGAGCCGGTGAACTGTTGCATCTTCGTCGCTAAGTCAGCCGAAAGCAACGAGATGTTCTGATACTGGGGGGCGAGATTCTTGTATCCGGTGACGACAGCCTCGGCGGAAAGTGCCTGTTGCTGGCTGAAAAGCGTGGTGTTCTGTATCTGTTCGGCGTAAGCCTGAACCGCCGACAAGGAAATTGACGAGCCGATATTTTTTAAATTGTTGGCGATCTCCGCAGAACTCTCGTCCCACGACATCGCCGAAGAGACTGCTCCGCTCACAGCGCTTTCCACCAGCCCGAACGCGATTCCAGCCGCAACGCCAATCGCCATGAGGCTTCCTTTTGATATTCCCGATGATGCCGCAACCTCGTCAGCGGTGTCCGCCGATGACGACGCTATCGCCGCATTCGCCTCCTCCACGACTGCGGAAGCATCCTGGAACGACAAGCCTTCGTCAAGCATGAGGTTCTGGATTTCCTCCGAATCGGTGGAAACGATGTCGGCAAGCTGGTTGAACGATTGCTCCTGAGTGAGAATCGCGTTCGTGATTTCGCCCGTCACCGAGTTCATCGTGAGGCCGACAGACTCCAGCGACGTGTCTACCGAACCGGATGCCGCCGCAGCATCTTCGGAAAGGCCCGCCATTGATTCCCCCACAGACTCAAACGCCGCAGACGCTTCGTCTACGGCGGTAATGAGAATCTCAAGGTTTGAGTTCGAATCGGCCATCGGCTGTTTTTATTTCTGATGCCTCTTTTCGTATTCTTGGTCAATGATCCAGTTGATCTTCTTGAAGCGCCTCACCTGCATTGCTGCCGCGAAGAGGACCGCTGAGATGACCACGAGGATAAAGATGATGATGAGTACTACTGCTGCCATGATTGTTTTCTCGATTTTTGTTTACCTCGACCTTTTTGTGAACTATGCGGGAACTGGGGCAATCCGTCAAGTTACGATTGCTGTTTGTTGTTCGCCTGCTCCGCTTCGTTCTGCATCATGCTGAGCAGGGAGAATACCAACCATTGGGGCTGAGAACAGTATTCCTGCCAGCTCCAGCCCATCTCGCGGCACAGCATCGCGGCTCTCATCTTCGGCGTTAGATATGCGCGCCCGAGGGCGAAAAACTCATGCCATAAAACATCTACGCCTCCTGAGTCTTCGCCACCGTAAAATCCGTGAGCTTCGCGACTTCCTTGCTGAGGAAAACGTAATCAGCGAGCGGAAGTGCGCGGAGCATCGCTGGGATATTGTCCGTCGAGCCGTTCACCGATACGACTACAGTATCCATGAGGCGCTTTGCGAGCTGTATCTTCGTGAGTTCCTTGCCATCCGGCGTGTCGCTCGCGTCAATGAAGTCGCCTCCTGAAATATAGCCTTTGAGAACAACCGTTACGCCCGATGGCGTCGTTACGGTATTTGTCTTATTTTCGTCCATTTTGGTGGTGAGGATTTTTGTTGATTAACTGACCTAATAGGTTCCGCTAGTTGTGTTCTGGAGCGACATGTTGATCATTTCCGAATTCGCAAGCGAATATGAAGCGGAAAACTTGAGCGACTGGTATACGACGCCCTTCGGGTCTTTCTTGATGCCCAAATCCTTGAAGTTGCACTGGTCGAGCTGGATCGTGAGCGTTGGGTTCGATGCAGTCCCAATCGTGACATCGGTGTTTACCAACGTGACTTGCATCGCCTGCGCAACGTAGGGCGTAGCCATTGACAAGTTCTTGAAGTCAGTGAGGTTCTGGTAGATCGCTTCGAGCGTTCCGCTGACCTTGAATTCCTTGTTGAGGTAATCCGCGGGTGCGACGCTGCCAAGCACTTCCTGGTCCTCGATGCTTGCATCAAGGGAAAGTTTGAAGTTCTTGAGCGCAATTACTGCGCCGCCGAACGTGAACGACGTTGCGCTTCCGGTTGTCGCCGTCGAAAGCGTCACTGCGCTTGCCGATACGATTGCCGTGATCGTCGTGCCGACCGCGACGTTCGTGCCGGTGACCGTCATGCCGATGCGCAAGAGCGTGGTGCTAATGCTCAAGCCCGTGAGCGCGGTCGTGGTTGACGCGGTTCCGGTCGCCGTAAGGGTTCCGGCCGCGCCTGCCAATGACGGTGCGGTGGCGAACGTCATGTACTGCGGGATGAAGCGGTTTTCCGCGATTATCGAAGGGGTGAACGCGGACTGCGAAACGCCCTTCTGTGCGCGAACCGACAGCGAGAGTTGGACGAACTTCTTGAGCTGAACGTCGATGTCCATCTTGTGGATCACGCCGTTCGCGTGCGAGAAGTCGGTGCCGCCGAGAGGATCATGCACGAACATCGTGAGCGACTGGTGCTGTGCCGTTTCGCCAACGGTGAACTTGTGGGCATAGACGCCTGTTGCGGGCGTCGAGACCGACTGACCGCCCATCATCGAGAGAAGGAGAAGCGCTGAACTCTGATCTGTGAGTGGCATCTTGAAACTGCCATCCGCATAGTTCTTTACGCGATACTCGGCGATATTGTCTTCAATGACGCCCACCGCCTGGTCAGCAACGACGTTGTCAAACTTCTCGTCGAAGTCGAGAGAGTCCCATGGTGACCATGCGGCGGCGGAGCTAATAGCTGTGCCGCGCGTAGTTTCCTTTGCATATCCGTAAGAGACGAGCCGCCCGATTCCTTTTTGTGATGCCATGTTTATTCGTTATTGGTTTCTGATTCTTCGACCTTGGGTTCCGCCGTTACCGGCTCGCGTTTCACTCGGTGGAGTTCTTCAGCGTCTTGGATCGTCGCTGCGCGAGCAGTCATCGGCTTCCACACGCCGCCGCCGGGAAAAAAGTAATCGCTCTCGACAACTGAGACGGCCAAGATGGTCGTCGGCATGTCGGCTGATTTATTTTTGGACGAGCTTCCGTCCATCATTTTGTTTTGCGCTTCATCAATCATGAAACATATTGTTGGTTAATTTATTGGACTGCCGCCGGACACAGGACCCGTGCCTTGAACGTGCAGTAGAAAACGACGTAGGTCACGCTGTTCGAAATCACCGGACCAGGTGGGGCGATGACGGTGGGGTAGATACCGGCATTCGCCGTCCCTTGAAGCGTAGCATCCATATCGAACAACGCAACTACGCTGTCCACAAGTCCCTCGATGTAGATAGGATTATTGGCGGGCATGTTCTCTGGCGTGGTCACAACCATGACGTACCAGGTATATTCGCGGAGGTTGTTCGCCTGGTCTTCGAATTCGTTGCCGGAGATGATCGGCGGGATTACTACGGCTGATGGGAAACTTGACCAAACCCTGTCGAACGGGCTGACCTTAGTAAGCTCATCGGCAAATGCTGAACCCAATACGCCCGACGTGACGAGCGTCTGCAAGTCCGTGAGAATGGCGTTCTTTTGAAGTTGTGCTGGGGAAAGCGATGACATAGAGTTCAAGACATATTGGGTTGTGAAGCTATGGTTTGGGTGATGGTTTCAAGCGCCTGTCCGAAGAGGTCGTTAATCTCCGGTTGCGACGAAGCAATGATGCGTTCCATGAACGGGTTGGCCTTCGTGCCTGGATGATGCACTACAGGTCCGAATATCTGTCCGGTCGCCGCATTCGCAAGTACCTTCTTATTGACTGCGCGAATGATGTGCGGCGCGGTGCCGAACTCCACATAGGGCGCGTACGTCGCAAGCGGATACCAGCGTGCCATGAAGGTGCCGATATCGAAGCCCCAGTTCTGGACAAGATAACCGGTCTTCACGGGAACAGTCGACGCGTTCGTGAACTTCGCTAAGATCGCCTGTGCGGCGACGATTGCATTTTGGATGATCGGCGCGGAAATGGACGGATATGAAGCCATCATGTCTTGAAGTGCTGGAAGGTTTGGAATTTGAACGAGGAATGTTCCCATGGTTTAAAAGACTTGCCCTACGCGGGTGTAATTTGCTATCACGGCCTTATCTTCAGCATCGTAGTCGTTCCTCCACGAAAGCGTTGCTCCTTGAAGGGATTCGCTGGCCTGTCCCGCAAGCTTCAAGCGCTTGAACGTCCGAACGCAGATGTTTTCGCACGTGTTCGTGAGGTCGGCCGGAAGCCGGTGCGTCGTGCCGTTGCCCGCGTTCTGCCAATCCGTGGGATATCCAGCGATGTAAGTCGCGCGAAGCATGTTCGAATAGATAAAAGGGAGCTGGCCGTAAACGCGGATAATACCTGCGCGTCCCTGCTCGATGATTTCGGACTGGTCTTGGATGAACGGCGTCCAAACGGGATTTGACGGCGTGCCGGAGCGCCACTGGAAGCTCAAGAGGCCGCTCACTTCAACGATGACGTTCGTTCCGCTCACTTGCGGCGGAACGTTGAGCGTAAAGTTCCCTGCCCCGTCCGTGCCGGTGATATAGCTGCCCTGCGCGATTCCTGCTCCCAAGATCGGAAGGCCGTAAATGAAATTGGTCGCGCTGATGAGCGGCGAAACCGTGTTCATCAAAGCGGGCGTGAGCATCGTCTGGAGCGCGGCGGAATAGATGCCAGTCCCCTGCGTCACCGTGGCTGAAACGACGGCGTTTAAGACCGGCTGGTTACGGAGAATAACCTTTTCCTGTCGCCTGCCGTTCACGGTGTAGATCTCATTGAGGTAGACCTTCTGCACGAAATGACAGTCGTTCGGATACGCTTCCATTCCTGCTTTGCCGCACATACGTTCGATGTTGTCCGTGACGGAATTTATGATGCGCGTCAAAACCGGATCACTATCGTTATTCGTGAGCTGGAGCCTCGCTTTAACGCGAGATAGCGTGGTGAGCGCGTATGGATAGACTTTTTCGAGGGTTGTCATTGGCAGAGGATCATGCCAGCCGGGGCAACAATTGAATCGGGACCTTTAAGTCTTGGTGAAATTAGATCGTGGCAAGAATCACAAAGCGTAATTCCGTTTTCGAGTACCAATCTGATGCGCGGGAATTCAGACCACGGGTAGAGATGGTGCGCTTCAAGTCGGGCACCCCGCTTGCCACACGAATAACAGCGATAGTCGTCTCTTTCAAATACGGCGTTGCGCCATTGCCTATATAAACCAGTGCCCATCGCGCGTTGGCGTTCTGATTTTGTACCTCCACGCCAGTTTGGATTCATCGGTCCAGCCTGTTTTCCAATGTGCGCGTCACTGAGCTTCTTACGTTGCTCTTTTGTCAACGTTCTGCCCTTCTGAGCGGCGCTTATGCGGCGTCTAGTTTCTTCGGATCTAATTTTGCCGCTGCCAGCAAGTGAAATCTTGAGCCGCCACTCCGGCGTTAATGGACCGCGCTTAATACCCTTATCCCACGTCGGTTTCCCTTTGTGAGATTCACTTAGCTTCCTGCGATGCTCTGGAGTGAAGACCCTACCTTTTTGTGCTTCACTAATTTTTCTCTTGTGTTCCTCGGTCATTTGAGTTGAGATAATCCTCGCTTCATGGCCCCTACCTCACCGGAAGAGGCCATGCGTGCGAAGGTTCTGAACCTACGTATTGCTGACAGCGGAGTCAGTCGGTAACTGTGCAGCCCCGCCCATGATGATTTCGGCAAAGCCGAGAATCGCCGGAGACGAGCCGCCAGTGAACGACGGAGTGATGACCGCCCGAAGGTACGGCTTCCGATTAAGGTTGAGGCCTTCGATGCGGGCTTCTCCTTCAACAGAGAAGGTCAAAGCCGTGCTGGTGTTCGCCGAGGTCGCGTTCGCGCTGATCGTCAGCGTGGTCGTTCCGATGGCCGTGATGACTGCGCCTGCCGGAATGCCCGTGCCTGCGATTGCCTGGCCAACATAGAGGCCGGTGACGCTCGATACTGCCGTTAAGACATTCGAGCCAACCGCGTTGGTTCCCGTCACGCTGATGACACCCGTGAGGGTGAAACCGATGACCGTACCCGTGTTGTCAAGCGCATTCGCGAACGTGCCGCTCGACGTTGCGCACTCCTGAAGAGTCACAACGAGGTTCGCCACCGTTCCGACGTTGCTTGGAGTTGCGCCATAAGCGCGGATCGCGCCGCTGGAAAATCCAGCAGTCGGGACGACGTTGCCATTCACTGCGGTAGAACCCGAAAACGACTGCGGAGGAAGGCTTACGCCGCCCTGAAGCTGTACGTTGTCGTAAATGGTGTTACGCATTGCATTGGTTGAATTGGCCCCTGCTTTCCTTCGACTTTATTCGGAAAGGACGAATCTTTCGATTCGACGGGCGGTTAATGACCCTTTGCCCGCCTCCAGCAAGCGCTTAGGAATGGGCGCTCACCGGTTGCAGGCTCAAAAGGCTTAAGATGTCGCCGTGATGACGACGGTGAAAGCCTTGGGAAGCACTACCACGAGTGCGTGGCGATGCTTGTAAACGATGCCGGACTGGTCTGACAGCGCGATTTCCTTGCCGCCAAACGAGCCGGATGCGTAGTTGCCTACGCGGATATCGCCCTTGTCGCCGAACGCCATCGCTTTCATGTTTCCGAAGATCATGAAGGCGGTGCCAGCCTGCGATGCTACGGTCGTAGCAGGGAGCCAGCGGTTCGTGAAGACAGGGAAGCCGCCCATATGTCCAGCGTTGCGGATCGGGCCGCCCAGCGGGTCTTTTTCAAGGCCGGACTGGTTTGCCGCGAATGCACCGAGGAACAAGAACGGAATACCTGAGGTCGAAGCGAGCGCTGAAGAGATCGAAGCCCAGACGGTGCGGTGCATGTACCATGCGGCTCCATCCAAGACTGATTCCTCCAAGGTCGCAATGACGTTCAAAGCATCCGTGACAGGGTTGAACTTCGCGTACGTCGTCATCGTTGACGGCATCGTATACGTGTTCGTTGCTCCTGTCGGGAGGTTCAAGATACCGATGAAAGGACCAGGGGCGGTCGTTGCCGTGCCGCCGATAAATCCTTGCTGGTCGACCATGTTCGCAAGCGCTTCGCCTGCGAGCGAGATGAGCCAATTGCCGAGTTCGACAGAGGCATCGGCCAAAAGGTCGTTGCCAACGGCGAATGCCAATTGCCACTTCTTGACGACAAGCACTGCCTGACCGAACGTGAGGCCGGTGATCGTTCCCGGCAAGTCCACGCCGACGTAAGAACCGGTCAAGAAGCTGCCAGTGTAGTTCGGAATACCGAGCTGGTCGGTCTTCATGTTCCACTTCTGGGCCTGCTTCATGATCGTTCCCACGGAAGCCGCGATACGCATGATCGCCGCAGCCACTTCTGGCTGTACGAGGTATCCGCCGCGGTTGTCCTGCTCTTCGATGAGTGCTTCGTTCGCCTTCATCGTGACGCGCACGGCCTTGCTTTCATGGCCCTTGAACGCCTCGATTACCTGGATTGCGAAGTCCTTTTTCTGCTCATCGGAAAGGAAGGTGATGTCAGCGCCCTTGATCGCGCGCTCGATGGCCATCTGTTCGACGACTTGTCGGGCGGCTTTGCGGGAGATTTCATCAACCTGCGTGAGGGATTTCTCCATCACATCGTTGAAACCCTTTTCCACGGTCTCTTTGACCGCAGTTAAGATTTTTGTTTTATCCATTGATTCAATTGTTGGGATAGGTCTATCTGCCGGAAGAGCGCGTCTCCTTGATCTTTTCGTTGATCTGGCGAAGAGCACCTTCACTGGCAGTTTTGACCTGCCTCACGAGCCGCTGGGTGAAGATGTAAGTCTCCATTTCAGCGTTTGCTCCCGAGGTGCTCGACCTTGGTTTCAGGGCAGCAGCCTTTTTCTCAGGCTTCTGTTCCTCCCCCTCGTCATCCTGTGGAGAGCTCGAAAGCTCTTTGAGGCTGGCGATTACGTTCTGAGTAGCAACTCCATGCGCTTCGTGATGCTCTTCAAGCGCTTTTATGACCGCTTTGATCTTTTCTCCGTTCACCGCTGAAATGGCACGTCCTGATTTCTGCTCAACTTCAGCAGCGGCTTTCTTTTCGTCTTCATCCGCGCCCATGCGGTCAGCTTCGGCTTTCACCATCTCCATATGGGATTTCTCGTGGCGGTCAAGCTCATCGCCCATGGACTTCGTAAACTCGTCAATGGCTTTCTTCTTGTCTTCTTTCGGATCGCCGTCCTGCCAATCCTTCGTAAACTCGTCAATCGCCTTGTCGCAAGCCTTGACATGCGTCAAATGCTCGCCGGTCATCTCAGACTTGAATTCCTCGATGTCTTTCTTGTGCGCTTTCTCCGGCTTGTTCGGCTCGCGGCCCATCGTGTCGTAGCTGTCGTCAATGGCTTTCATGCACTTCGTGAGGTGGTCGGCCTGTTCGCCGTCCATCGCCTTCGTGTATTCGTCAATCGCTTTTTCGAACTCCGACTTGTCGCCGGCCTTCTCGCACTTCATGCACTTTTCGGAAAACTCGTCAATGGCCTTGGCGACTTCCGTGCCATGCCGCTCGTGTTCCGCTTTCAGTTGTTTCTCCATTTCGTTCATTTGTGTTTCGGTTGATTTTTGTGATTTGTCTTCGGTCGGAACGCACACCAGCTTGCCATCACCGCCGCTGTCGGCTAGGACGCCTGGCGAGCCGTCTTCCAGCTCGCACGGGTCGCCGGCCTGTTCCGCTTTCTTTTCGTTATAGAAAAACCCCTTGGTCACGAGTTCCCGCGTCGAAACGCCAAGCGCACGCACCTGCCGCATGGAAAGCGCATAACGTCCGGCCGGAACGGGACAGAAGCTCACTTCAAGCAATTCACGGCTGCCATCGTCATTCTGGATGTAGCCAGGGGAGACGGCGCGAAGGATTTTCTGTTGGTACAAAGCGCACGCCATGTCGGCGGCGGGATTGATGCCTTCCGGCGCGAACTTGCCCGTTGCAACCGCTTCGTTGCCCTTGATCTCAATGTCGGTAATGATGCCAATCGGAAAGCTCGAATAATCGTGCGCGAACAGCACCACGGGGTTCATGTCAAAGTATTTAAAGTCCCACGTGGACTGGTCGAGCGAATCGCCCTGGCGATCCTCATCGGATGTGCTCATCACAACCTCAAACGTCCGGTCATCGCCGGACGCCTTGACCTTCGAGATGAACTCCTTTACTTCAGACGTTTCGAGTTTCTTTTGGAGTTCTTTCCCAAGGTCGGCAGAGAATTGTTTTAGTGCTTCATTCATCGCCTGCTTGTTGGTTGCCACTTAATAAGGGAGCTGGTCGAACGAGATTCGCAAAACCGTCGAGGTTGGGACGGCGAGGGTCGCGCCCGTTAGGTTCGAGTAGGCTACCATTGCCGTTCCTGTCACGCCGTTCGTCGAGGTGAGGACGCATCCCGAAACGTAGACCGTTGTCGTTGCCGTGCTGCCGGAACAGATCGCGCCAATGGAGAGGCCTGCCGATTCAGGCAACGTCACCGTGGTCGTCGCGGATGAAGTCGTGTTGCCAAACGCACCGAGCGTCACGGCGGCGGACGGGGTGCCGGATGCGGTTACGTATCCGCTCAGGCCATGATACTGGTCAGAGCCGCCGACCGAAAGGCCGTTCTGCGCATTGACCGCAAGCGATCCCACCGGAGCCACATAGCCGTTGCCGGTAAGGCCACCTCCCGCGCTCGCCGTCATGACGTTCGTCGGCGTGATGCCGCCTGGAAAGTCTTGGCCGGTCTGTTGTGGTTTATTTGCAAACAAGAAACCGACGCCCACCACTGCAACCAACGCTACCAATCCCCATGCGATGTATTTGTTCATGCCTTCATCCTAGAGCGGCAGTTGGATTTTGAATATGTGCATAACTTCGCGCCTTCGCCCGCTTCTTCTTGCAATCGAAGCACGTCGGATTCGTGACGCCGCGGCGACGCTTCAGCTTCATGCGGCAACCGACGCATCGAACCGATACGTAAGATTTTGATTTCTGTTCAGCGATCACGGGCGCGGTCGTTAATTTATTGCTTGCGGCAGGGCGGGAATGACAATGATCTGGATGCCGGACCACGTGAGGCTTTCGGTCCCGCTCCACACGGCCGTGATGGATGCAAGGAACGTACCGGGATTCGGGAAGTCGCCTGCGGCGGCGGTGTAGTGGCACGTTCCGGCCGATGCGCTGTCTATTGACATTCCGCCGGTGAGGGTGAGGAGCGTCTGCGTCGGGTCTTGCGCGGACTGCACCGAAAGCGTAAGCGAAGCGCCAGAGAGATTGACGGCGTTGCCGTTGCCGTCTTCGAGCGTGAAGGGGAGCTGGTAGCCGTAATCGTTCTGCACAATTTGGATGGGCTGGATCATAGTTCGAGCGTTGTATTGTTGCTTTGAGGATTGCTGAGCGTGGTGTTCCTGAATCGTAGCATCAGGCCATTCGCCACGCCATAGGTGGACAAGAGAACCCGCATCGCCAATTTCACGATGGGGCCGACAATATTGCTCACAAGCGGGCGTCGTGAGGCATATTCATTTGTTCCGTAGCCATGAAATGCGTACATTCGTGTTAGATTGCTGTGTTTTACGACTGCGGGAATTGTGCGTTGAACGCGTCGAGCAACGCCTGAAGCGCGGCTATCTGCTCTGTAAACGATGCGCTCACGTTGTCGCTTGCGAGCTGTACTGCGGCTACCGACTGTGCTTGCAAGGTAACGATTTGAGCCGCCGTTGCTACGGGGTCGAATGGCGCGAGCGTCTGCTCACTGTACGAACCGTCGTTATTTTTGATGAATGTTGGCATGGTGGTTGTTGGTTGGTTTATGACCTTTAGTCGGAAGAAAAAAACAACATATCGAGAAGCCGCTTTACGATCCCGCCTCCGCCTCCGCCTTGCTCGCTTCCCATCGAATAGAACGTGCTCGGTGAGTTCTGGTTATTGTATTCGGTGAGAATCCAGTTGGCGGAAAGCATCGCTGGTGATTTAGATATTCTAACTTCATCCAAATTAAGAACAGCATAACCGGCGAATCCATATTGGTTAATTTGATTTTGACTATTTGGTGGTCCAATCGTTCCACCAGCTGCCGAAGTAGCAAAAGAGCCATCAACATAGATTTTACCATTACTTCCATCTATCGTATAAACGATTTGATGCCAACCCGCGGATAAAGCAGAAGTATTTCCCGTAGTTTGAGTACCACCACTATAAAAAATCCCATAGACTTGGTTAGAACTATTTATACGGAGTGCATAATACGGACCAGGGTCAGTTATTATGGTAGTATCTGTACTCCCCGAAGATAAAATCTTTACCCATATTTCTATACCTATGACATTGTATCCATAGTTATTGGCATCATTTAGTTGTGGATTACCAGATCCAGAGACAAAAGGAAATCCCGCACCCCCGTCAACTTGTCCAGTAACAGCAGTTGGAATTGAATTAGCATTATAGTTCACCCAATTATCACCATTAGAAGTTGAGTCATTTAGACTTAAACTCGTTCCGTTGGGGAAATGAGTTACATTAACGTAATTACTGTTCCACGTCGAGCTGGGATGTGATTGGTCGGCCGTAACCGCACTGTTGCCATAGCAGGCATAGATAACGCTTCCGGCTGATTCACTTGGCACATTCACCCAGTCAACCAATGCTCCCGTGGAAGAGGTATAGCTTTCCGTTTCAAAGTTGAGGTTCGCCGTCCCGCAGTTCGCCGATGACGTGGCGAATACCAAGTCTGCCGGTTCCTGTCCGCCACTTGGCGCGGTCGTAAGATTCTGGACATGGCCGCCCCACCCCACTGATGCAAACGTGCCTAACGTTGAGGAAACAAGCATCGGGAAATTGCTATTTGTGCCGGAAGCGATTGATGTCGTACTCGTCACGGTAATGCTTCGATAGTACGTATATGAGGCAAAACTATGCTTCGGGAGAAGGAAGAGAAAGCCGAGCGCGAGGATGATGAGGTCCTTTTTAGCCATGGATGATGAATGACGCGCCTCTAATGATGAGGGCGGCCGCTTGGTCGAGGAAGGTTGTTATGGAATTCGCCGTCGACGCGGCGGAACAGGTAAGGGTTGACGTTGCCGAGTTCGCCACGGTCGAGGTAGAACCACTCGTGAGAAAGCCCATGAGATTGTACGTCCCTGTCGCATCGCACCCAATGGAGTAGGTTGAAGCTGTTGAGGTCGCTGAAGCCGCGCAGGTCGCTCCCTGACAATCAATCTTCGTTCCCGTCGTGGGGATGATCAAATATGAGCCGGAGTAATTGCTTTCGAGCGTCGAGGTACACATCGCGCCCGTTGAAGTCGAGACGGGCGTGACGGTGACGGACACGGGCGTTCCGATGGTGGTCGAATAGGTCGAGGTGTCGAGGGTGATGGAGGTGGGGGTGCAGGTGGGGGTAACACCAGTCGCCTTAAAAGCCCCGAACGCCGCTGCCCAAAGGCTGTTTGTTCCCGTATATGAAGCTAAATTAGAGACTGTTGAGATAGTCGAAGTTGCCGCATGGACGGTGACGGGAGAAAGTATAATGGACGCAGTGCTTGTTTCAACGATGAAACCAGAAAGTCCTGTCCATGTTTGACCATTAGCAGCAGTAACCGCGGAACCAAACAAATAATCATTGGCATTTGTCGTCATAGCGGTCGTCACGGAAACCGTCAAACCCGTCGAGTTCGCTCCCGTTGATTGCACGTCGAGCGCACTTGACGTGGCGATCCCCGATACCTCCTGACAAATAAGACTGGGAAAATTAAAAGTGCCAGTTTTGGATACAGTAATGGAAGTAATCCCTGAGGCGACGTTAAGTCCATAAAACATCTGAGTGATTGGAGCATTATTAGAGGAAAGATAATACGTTCCGGTAGTGTATTGTGTCCCTTGGTTATCTGAAATGCTCGTGATAGTGAAGTTAGTGTTTGCCTCTCCGTTGAGCGCACAAAGCATCGCATCTCCTGCGGCAGTGGATGATACGGCAAGTGTCGTGGAAGCCGCACCTTTGACTTGCACAAGCGTGAAGGCGTTTGCTTTTCCGGCGAAGCATAAAAGCAACGGGACGATGAGGAGATACTTTTTCATGCTATTGGACAAAGTTCCCATTTCCATATTGCCCGAAGCAGGTAATCGTCGTTGTCGTGTGCGGCGCGAAGCATTGGAAGCTGAATACGTCCATGTTGTTCGCGGTCGTTGTGAGCGTCGGAACCGTTGAGCTTGCCCACTGCACTTCGCCTGGGCCGGATGATGGCCATGTCACGGTTCGTGAGCCGGTCGTGTCCTGCTCAACCCAGAGCGTGTACGAACCGCCTGATTGCACGTTCGAGAATGAGAGCGCGGTCGTTGTCGTCGCAAGCGCGATCTGCTGCTTGTTGCTGTTGTTCCAATTGATCGTGGCTGAACCTGCGGTCGAAGTGCCATTGTCATAGACTGGCTCAGAGAGTTGGCCGTTGAGGATTGCTTGGCTCGTTGAAGCAACGCTAAAGACATTCGCCGTGGATGAGTTCTGAATTTGCAGATAGTAATTCGGCGTTGACGTTGAAGTGTCAATGCTCATCTGCGAGGTTCCCGAAGCGTTCGTGACGACAAGCGTATGCGCTGGGGTTGATGTGCCGATGCCGAGATTCGTCGTGCTGGCCTGTTCGAAGATTGGCGAGTTTGTGAGCGCGAGCGAGGTGCTTGCCACAGGGATATAGCCTGCGGTGTACGGCGTTGTTGAGGCAACGCCCGAACCTGAACCGCCAGAGCCGTTCGCCGCCGCCGTCACGATGCCGTTCGCGTTCACCGTGATGTTCGCGTTTGTGTAGGAACCTGCGCCACCCGCTGATGATGTTGCATAGCCGTTCACAACAGATGCCGTGACGTAAGACGATGGATTCGTGGCGAGATAGAAGGTCGAAGAATTAACCCCTTGCCATGTCCCCGCCCAGTTGCCGGTGTTCGCCGCGATGCAGGTCGCACACGTAAGGGAAATCGTACTGCCATTCGTGAGCGAACCGCCGCCGCCAAGCGGGCCGGCCGTCGCTATCGTCATTGAAGCGTTGTAGGTCGAGGTCGTGATCCACGAAGGGTTATAGATCACGCCGAGAGATGAAGATGAAATAGTCACCGTTCCCGTCGCACCATTCAGCGTATTCACCATGTTCGTGCTTGAAGCGATGAAGTCGGTAGCAGGATGACTGGCAGCCGTACCGAAGTTTCCGTTGTAGGTGGAAGTAGTGATGAACGCCGTGGAATTAAACGCGTTCGTCCCCAAAGCCGACGTTATGAGCGACGATGAAGCGTATGCCGCGTTCCATTGCGTCCCGCTTGCGGTGAGGGGAATGAAGTAGCCGGAGGTCAAAGCGGTCGCGCCCGTGGTGTTGGTGTAGGTCAGTCCCGTCGCTGAATTTGAGAACAGTCCCCAGATGGTCGAGGAGGTGACTCCCTGAGGCGGCGCGCTCGCAATCCAGTTCGTGCCGTTCGAGGTCAAAAGCCACGTTGATGTCGCTGAGGTTGAAGCATTGATAGGCGTATATCCGAGGGCGGTCAGGACATCGCCGTTTGAAAGCGTCACCGCGCCTGTGCGAGTGTTGAACGAGGAAACAAAGACGGTCGGGATAGCCGTTGATGTGAACGCGTTAGAACCGAGCGCGGTCGTCGTCGCCGTGCCGCCGTTCGATGCGGGTATGACGCCCGTGAGTGAAAATGTCGTGCTGCCGTTCGTCACGCTCGATGTCACGTTGCCCGATCCGAGGACGTTCCATGACAATCCACTCCAACCGTTCAGGGACTGATAGGTTGTGGTCGTGATGTAGCTTGATGGATTCGATGCGAGATAAAATGTCGAGCTGTTCACGCCCTGCCACGTTCCAGCCCAGTTGCCGAGATTGTTTACCACGTAAACGGTCGGGATGGTTGTCGAAGGCGCATAGGTCACTACGCCGCTCGAACCATTGAAGCTCGTCACATAGACCGTCGGAATGGTTGTCGATGGTGCGTAGGTTATCGTCCCCGTTGCACCGTTAAACGTATTCACGATATTGCCGGTGAACTGCGAAAGCGCCAGTGAATTGAGAACGGCCGTGATTGCCGATCCGGTTGCCGCCGAGAAGTTGATTCCGCCCGCCGCCGCGTTGTTCGCTAAAGAGCTGACGCCGGTTACCGTTCCAGTCGCACCATTGAAAGTCGAAACGTAAGCGGTCGGAATCGTTGTGCTTGGCGCAAGGTTCGTACTCGATGCGAGGAAGTCGCTCGCCGGATGATACGCCGCCGAACCAAGATTGAGCGATGACGATGAATACGTGAACTGGCCGGTGGCACTGCTATACGAGAGTCCTGGCCCTGATGCCGAGAAAAGCGCATAGAGCGTCGAGGTCGTGAAGGCAGTAGCGATGGTCGTCGCGCCGTTGCCCGTCACGGCTCCCGTGAGCGTGATGCTTTGGTTGCCGGTGAGGAACGTGAGGCAGCCGGTGAACGTGCCGGTCGCGGAGAAGGCGTTCGGAGATTCGCCGCCTGGACAGGTCGTGCCAGCATAGGCCGCCACGGTTCCGCTTCCGTTCGTGAGCAGGATCGCGTTCGTCGTTGAAGCGAGCGTCGTCGTTCCGTCAATGGTCGCGCCTTTGAGGAACGTATAGAGTGCGCTGAGCGACATGGGATAGGTCGTGTCGTAGCTCGTCGTGGCATTCACGCCAGTTTGAGCCACTAAAATCGGTTCGATGCCGTACACGTTTGTCGAGCTTGCGCCGCCCGATGGCGTGGCACAAGAGATAACGCCGGACGGCGTGATGTTTGAAACGAATTGCGAGCCATTGCAACCGCCGCTCAAGTTCAGCGAAAGCGTTGTGTTCGTTCCCGCTACGGTCGAGGTCACGCCTGAGCCTGCAAGAACTTGAAAGCTCGTGCCGGAATTGCCGTTGATTGAAATCGTCGAAATATAATTGTTCGAATTCGTCCAGCTAAACGCGCCCGTGGATGAGTTGTACACGATCGGACCCGTTGCTGAGAAAAAGCCGTACAGCGTGCTGGTCGTGTAGGTCGTTGCAATCGAGGTCGCGCCCGATCCGGTGACCGCGCCCGTGAGCGTTATCGTCTGGTTCGCGGTAAGGCACGTCGCGCAGGTGAGCGTGAGCCCAGCGGTCGTGAGTGCGCCACCACCAGAAAGCGGCGCGGTCGTCGTGACGTTCACGCCGGAGAGCAGGTACGTATTGTTGTTGAACGTCCATGCCCCGCCCGTATAGGTGAGCGTGCCGGTCGCAAGCGACGGGAGGGCTTTTCCCTGAAGGCCGGTTATGGTCAAGCTGTCCGTGATCGAAGTCGCGCCGGTCGCGGTTCCGGTCGCGTCGCCCGTTGCCTTGAACGTGATCGTCTGGTTGCCGGAAATAAAGCCGCTTGGGTTGCTGGACTGGTAATAGGTACCTGATGTTGCGTTCTGCCAGGTGCCTGACCAGTTGCCCGTCGTGATGATTGAAAATATGGTGGTGCTTCCGTTCACCGTCGAGGTGACGGTCGTCCCGTCGCCGATGAGCTTGAAGATGGTCGCCTGAGTGCCGTTCACGGTCGTCGTCGCGGGTATGCCGAACGTCACAGCTCCAGATTGTCCGTTCACGCTCGCCACGTACGTCGTGCTTGACGGCAATAATTGGCCGGACGCAACAACGTCTTGGATGATGGTGGAAGTGTTCACGGCGATTGTGCCGGAAGCCGTGATCGAAGCCGGTGAGAGCGAGATGCCGTGGCCTGCCGTAATGAGAAACACGGTGCCAGAAGCGGAACCGGCTGTCGCTGAAATCGTGACGGTGCCTGAGCCGTTCGTGATGGTCACGTTCGAGCCTGGCGTCAAGAATGCCGGCGTGTAACTCCCTGCGCCGTTGCCGATCGGAATCGTGCCGGATGCGGGAATCTGGCTCGTGCCGGTGCCGCCCAATGCTGCGGGATACGGCGCGGCGTTTACCGTGAGAATTTGGCCGACGATTGCGAGGGCGAAGGCAGAACCTAGGAACCAAAGAACTTGTTTCATCAAGTGGTGCGAGTTAATTTATTGATATTGCCCGACGTGCGGCTCGCCGTTGAGACTGCCGTCGGGTGGTGTGATGTAAGTAATCGTAACGCCGGAGAACGTGTAGTCAATCCCCTGAATCTGCGGCTGACGTGCAAGCGAGAGCTGGAGCGAGTTGGAATCAAATGGCGCGATGGAGCCATTGAGCGTAAAAACGGTATTACTGCCGTTGATCGTGCCGTTTACCGTCACCAAGCGCCACGGCTTCTGAAGATTGTTGCCGATGTCCGTAATCATCTTCGCGGTGAGCGCAAGGATGAGGCTGTAGGTTTTGCCTGCGGTGTTCTTTGTGGATGCGCTCGTGCCTTCCTGCGCACGCGTCACCGTAAGCGTGTTGCCGCTGACGTTCGTCACACGCACGATCTCGACGTTCGGGTCTTTGGACGGATCGGGGTAATCAGTGCTGTTCCACCAAACACAATTAAAGCTAGGCGACGGCAAGCTTGAGCCACCGGAAGCAAGCACGATGGACGTGTCGGTCGAGCCGTAGCCAGTGCTAAGGGTCAAGTTGATTAGGTTGGCGACGGGATCAAGCATTGATTTAGGCGGCTAGAATTTGTTGCACCGCTAAGACGAGCGATTTTTCTTCAGGAATCTTTTTGGCGTGGCAGATCGAGCAGAGCGTCTGGAGGTTCTGCATCGCATTGTCGTGAGAGATGCGATACATGACGATATGGTCAACGGAAAGCGGCATCCCAAACTTTTCGTAGTTCTGCCACTCGGTCATGTCGCATTGAGCGCACATAAAAGCGTCTCGCTGTTTGACACGAAGTTTTATGGCATCCCAGTTGGCTCCGCGCCACCAAATCTTGCCGCCTAGATAGTTATGATGCAACGCGCCGGTTCTACCACGCATCCAGTTGCGTTCGAGCTTTGCCGCCCTGATTTTTGCACGCGATTCCGGGCGTTTCGCCGGATTATTTGCGCCGCGGACCGCAAGGTTGGTTCCGCCTCGATTCCAATTCCGTTTAGCCATCGCCTCATGCGCTTTCTTGATTATGTGTTGCGGATCAAACAGCCCGTTGTCATATTTGAAGCGCAGCATATGTGCGTTGTTGCAGAAGCAGGTTCGTTTGGCACGGGTCACGCTTCGCAATAAGTCAGCGCCACATTGGGCACAGGGAACGTGAACGCGCTTCTGCTTTATGATGCGCCCACGCCATGGATATTCGATTCGGATAAAGTCTTGCATGGACGGTTAGATTTCAACGCTGGACGGCCTTATAAAACAACAACAATTACAATGAAGGGGAGGCGCGCCAACGTCGCCGTAATCGAGCGACATCGTCTTGGCCGTGCCCTCGGTGTCCGTGGCCGTTATCGAATCGCCGTTTTTGAAAAATACATCATCAATGCCCACGGTCTTGCCATTCATGTCGAGGCAGAACGGGCATACATTATCGAGCTCGCTCGTGAACCATCGCACCGTTTTCACGACGCCGGACTGCTTCCACGCCGTCTTCAGCGCGTCGTTCGTCGTGCGGAACGATTCGGTTTTTGCCACCATCGCCGCGCGGCTGTCGTTGCTCCATTCGTAAATTTCCTCTACGCGCTTTGTGATGTCGGCAAGCGATTCGCCCGCCTGCAAGCCGTCGTTGATCTTGCTCTCCAGCGCGTTCAAGGTCGTCTGCTGATAGCTTTCGGCCATCATCTGCACCGATTCATGCACGGATGCCTTGAGCGTGTCGCTGTACGGCGTGCTGTCAACATCGCCGATCGCGGCCAACGCTTCAGCGGCCTGGCGCGCCGAAAGCGTTTCCATAAGCGGAAGGACGGCGCTCGTCGTTATCGAAATCCAGTTGTCGAGGTCGAATAGCTTGGTCGGATCAATTCCTTTCTCTATTGCAGTCGGCAGGTTCGCCATCACTTCCTTTTGCTGTTCGGCGTTCATCTTCCGCATCGTCGCCGTGAGGTCGCTCTCTGCGGCGTGCGTGTATTCTGCGGCCTGGCTGTACGCGGCTTCGTCCTGCTCCTTCGTGGATGCAAACGCTTTGGTCTTGACGCTGAGCTTCGCTTTGAGGTCGGCGACGATTTTATCGGCCAACGACTTCGCTTGCGTCGTGCGCTTCGCGGTCAAGCTCTGGAACTTCGTGCGTGACGGCCGGTAGCCGACGCGAACGCCATTCGCCGCCTTCGTGCGATTGCCTGCCATGAGCTTGCTCACGCGCTTCGAATTCGGATCGTCCTGCGGCTGTGGTGATCCTGCATCCGGCTTCGCTGGCGCGGCATCAGTGGGCGATTCAGTCGCCGGACCCATCATCGTCGGCTTCATCAAAACGTCGCCGCCATCCACCGGTCCCAAACCCATGAACTCGTCGCGCGCTTCGTTCACCGTAAGCACGGGCATACTGCCGACGACCGTTTGCATCTCGGTGTTACGTGCGGCTTTGTCCTCCGGCACGGGATCAATGAAGCTGATGTAAACGTTGTCGCCGTACCGTCCGACAAGCCGGTCGTTGAGCGTTCCGCAAATGGCGATCATGTGCGGCTTGACGACGCGCTTCGAGAAGACATAGTCCGCTGTTTCAGCGGTCGCACGATTGGTATCTGATTCCGCGGTTCCCAAAATCGTTTTGCTCACGCCGAACATCGAAAGGATGCGGTCGCGCATTTCGACAGACATGCTCTTGAAGTCCATATCCTTCGGCGTTGAGCCGCTCGGAACCCACTTCACGCCCTTCGGCAGTACGCCGATGCGTTGCATATTGTCAATGCCGCCGTGCATGTCCTCAAATCCGGTCTTCAAGGCATCGAGCTGTGTTTCCGCAACGAACTCGCTTTCGAGGAACCCAACCGGCCGCGCTCCGTTCCTGAAGAACTTGCTGTTGAACTTCGTCGCATCGTCGTCGTTGTCGATGAACGCGGCGGCGGCCATGACCGGGCTGTAGCCTTCGAAAAACTCGCTAGGATTCGGTGAGCGGAAGTGGACGATTTCGTACGACTTGAACGTAACCTCCACGTTCGGAAGCTTCATCTTGTAGCCGACGAGCTGGTACGGCCATGAGCGCCGGTCGATGACGGGGCGCACGCGGTCGGACGACATCAGGTGGATGGCGGTCGGCTGGTCGGTATCGTTCTTCACGCCCTCAAGCCACCAATACGTGTTGCCCGTAAGGTCGAGCAATGCCGACGTGAGGTACTTCAGCTCAAGCCCGTTCATGTTGTCGTTCGGGCTGTCGAGCAGGCTGAGGAGGTCGTGGTCTTTCACTTCCTCCGTTTCATCGCCGTCAACCGCGAACATCCGCCAGTCAATCGTCATCACTTCGCGCGCCTTGGCGTTCACGGATGCGTACACGAAGCCTTTGAATGCCGCAAGCGCGCGCGACGGGTCAACCGGTATGCCTGCGCCTGGCCGCTCGATGACGAACTGGTTGCCGCTGTTGATCTCGCCGAATTGCGATACGCCCGATTTGCCGACGACGCGCTTTATGATGCCGTAGCGCGTCATGTACATGCCCTGCTCCTGCTCATAGGTTTCGGGATGGATTGCCGCCGCAATGCCGCGCGTGAGGCGTGCGCGCCACGATGGCTTATTGCTTGCGTCGAGGGAAGGGGTTGGCATTAGCGTACGTTGGATTTAGTGCGGGTGAACATTGTTTGCGGATAGAACGCTTTGAAGAATCTGACGCCGGTGTAGTTCTGCTTCGATATCATTTCGGCTCGCTGGGGAAGCGAACGCAGTTTCATGCACCAAAGGTGGATGAACAAACCGTCGCTACCTTGCCACGCCGGTATTCGTCCCCACGCGATGCCGGATTGCCACTTGTCCAGTTGCCCGTGCAGGACGCCGATTTTCATTTACGCGGTTATGAGTTTTCCATCCGTGACCTTGAACGTGATCGTGCGGCAGTAGGGGCAGGTGACCGCCGTTTCGATGGTGAGCGGTTCGACGCTTACGATGGCGTGCTTCGCCGTCGTCGCGCACGGCTGGTTGCACTGCGGGCAGTCTATGATGATCGCGTCGTACGCCGGCCACTGGACTTCGACGATCTGCTTCAGCTCAACTTTCTTGCCGAACGCGCTCCACCAAAGCGAACGCCAGAAGCCGGACGGCGGCATGAGCGGATTGCTTTCGACGGTTACCTTCGGGTCGCGCTTCGCAATGAAAACGTACTCGCCTGGTTTCGCGAGGTCTTCCGAATGTTGGACACGCCGGACTTCAAGTGCCTCCATAGGAGCGTTTGTTTCGGTCATTATACGCGTGGTAATTCGAGTTGTCGAAACTATTAGAAAATGCGGTGAGGCTTTACTCGTAAGTATACGCGCGGTCAACAAGTTAGCAATGAGGCATGGTGTGCATAACGCAAGCGAAAATAGCGAAAGAAAAGAGGTTGAAAAGGCAATTGTCGGCTTTATACTGAGGTGTTCCGAAAAACTGTCCATAGGAGGATTTACCTTATGAGAATACAAATGCGTCCTGCCGGCATCGCCGTCGTCGCCTGCTTGCTTGCCGGATGCGGTTTCGGCCAGACCGCAGACGAGGTGAAGCGTCTTGGAGTCTTTGCGAAGACTTCCGGCGGGCTGGTCGAAGTATCCGATTTCGCCAACCAAGAGATGGAGGATTCGATCAACCAGGGCGTATCCAGCGTCTACCGCTTCGCCAACGAGCCGCAGAGCGCGACTCCAACGGCATTCATAGTCAACGTTCCTGAAGCCGCTATCAGCGCTTCTGCAGTATATCTCTTAGACCGTTTGGAGGACGCACGATGGTATGAATCCAAAAGACAGAAGAGTCCTCAACCTATCAAATCGAGCATTGAAAACGTGAGGGACGCGATCTACAAAGTTTCTATCTCCGACCTTCCACGCGACGCTACCGGATTTGTGTGCATATACATCCATATGCCGCTCGGGACTCCCGACCGACTGTATGCGGTCAAGCTGGGGAAGAAGTAGCTTAGCCCTCTATCCAGTGAATCTTCGGCAGGTCAAGCCCCTGCTCCACCAACCCCTGAATCAACCACACCATAGCATCGCAAAGGTCATCATGGCTCTCCACGCCAAGGTTGAATATCTGGCCTAGCAACTGTTCGCATCCGGCGCGCGGGAACAGCACGATGCCGTTCTTGATGTACGGCGCGACGACCTGGAGCCGTGAACGCTTATCAGTGGTCGGCTTCATGGGCACCACCGGAAGCATGGCGCGTTCCATCTCCTGCACGGCGGCTTTCTGGTAACCGATGTCCTCAACGAAAAAGATGTTCGCGCCGCCACGCTCGCCGGGGATTCCCCGGACGTGCTTCATCGTCTCGTGGAACGTGACGTGCTCGTTGTACGGGTTCGCGCGGACGTATATCTTCGGCGCGTCGTTCACGTAATACACGTCGCCGGAAACGATGGCGGTATAGTCGGCGCTCTCCTTTTCAGAGATGGCAAGGTCAACGCCATGGCCTTTGATGGACGCGAGAATCGGAATCCGTATCTTCTCGCCCTTGTCGTTGGTCGTTTCGTTCATCGGCGGGATCTCGTCGTAGTAGTGGATGTCCTCCGGCGTGATTATCTGACCTTCGTCGGCGACGATCTTGAGCAGCATTTCCCGCTGCCATGCGACCGGCCCCATGTCGCGTTCCTTATCCTTGAGCGATTGCGCCGTGGGATACATCGCAGGCCACGTGCAGACGCCTTTCGCGTCAATCAGCGGGAATTCGAGCGCTTTGAAGCCGGAGCCGGGCGCACGCAACCGCGATAGCAGCGCATCCATGTGGAGCAGGTTGCCGATGACGATGAGCTTTCCCTTGCGCGCGTCCAAGCCGCCCATGATTTCGGAATGGAGCCATCGCGCCGTTTTATCGCGATTTTCTTTTGTGCGAATCCACTCGCCGTCTTCGGGGTCGTCAACCACCACGAGCTTCGGCCGGTGCTGGAGATGGCGAAGTCCGCGAACCTTCTGGCCGCGCGATCGCGCAAGGATGCGCACGCCGTTCGACAAAACGATGTTCTGCTTCTGCCACTCCTCGCCTTCGCCCTGGAGCGTGAAGTCCTCGATGACGTTGCCCTTGATCTCGCCGTAGTCCTGCTTGATGAGGTCGTTCGTTTCGAGCTCGTGCTTGATGGACGAAATGTTGAGCGTCGCTTGGCGGCTGGAATCGGCGACGAGAATGATGAACGGATATTTTTCGGGGTACTCCAGCGCAGCCCAGAGCGGAAGCGCCAGTGAGCCGAACGTGCTTTTGCCGGAGCCACGGAAGCCTAATATCAAAACACGCCGTTCGCTTTCGCTCTCAAGCGCGTGGATGAGCTGAGGATGGAACGTCGCGGGCGGGTCGGTAAAATAGCCGCTTAAATAAACGAGCGAAAAGCCAAGGAGGGATTTGCGGCTCTCTTTGCGGGCTTCGAACGTGTCGAATGGAGAATCAGGAAGGCGTTGTAGTGCTTGGCTCTGCATCCTCCTTGGGGGCTTCTAGCAAGCCCCAGTTCTCGAATACGGCACGGATCGCCTGCTTGCGGTCTTCTGCGAGCGGCGTGTTGCGAATCGTAGCATCGAGCGTACCGAGCTTGCGTTCGAACACGCCGGCATCAAACAGCTTTTCGAACATGTCCTTGTGCGCCTCGCGCACTTCGCGCAACGCCATGACGCGATCCTGCTTGCGGGCGAACTGGTCGTTGGCGATCTCCCACGCGACGGCGGATATTTCGAGCATCACGTCCTGGAACGCGGAGAGCGCGTAATTCAGCGTAAGCGTGTTCAGGCGCTTGACGCGCTCTACCTGGATGCTTTTGAGCAGGGTGCCGACGTATTCGCGATCAAGTTCGAGACCGTCTGCCTTGAGTCGTTCCTGCAATGCGCGGTGCGTAATCGCGGGGGATTGCGCGATGACGCTGCGGATGCGGGACTTGTAATATTGCTTCTGTTCCTGCGAAATGCGTGGCATAAAAAATCGGTTATTGGTGGGTTTCAAGATAATCGTAGGCCATTTGGCATTAAGTGCAAAGGGCGCGATATATCGAATACGTTCCTACTACGACTGCGGCATCTGCGAGCAGTCTACAGGAATCGGATTGTACTTGCTCGCTTCGATTTCGTTGGGTGGAACAATGAGGCGGTAATTACCAGGATCATTATTGGTCAATGGAGATCGAGAAGAGGATGCGAAGTACCAAAGGCCCTTCTTTTTAGTTAATGATATGAACATGGGCGCCTGAGCGGAAACCCGGTCGGTAGGATCACCATCCTCCCAACTGGTCCAATATTTCAGGTTCGTCGAGCCGACGTAGACACCCGGACGGCCGTTGCCACCCCACCAATCCCGATGCGCCTTGGAATGAATTTCTATCCGTCCATTCCACTCTAGGCCATTCAGCTTGTCGGCATCGCTTAGAGGAAAATTGTGTACCGTGTACGAAGCATCTTGTAGCTCCGTCACGCCAAAGCCTAGTTGAAAGTATGCGTCACCGCACTTCGCGAATGTGCTCTTCCAAAAATGCTGCGCTTGCAGATCAGCCTCAGGCGAAATCTGTGAACACGAACAGACGATAAGTACCGCACCCAAGGTTGCTGAGACAACAGCATAAAACACGAAGTGTCGGTGGTTCCACGCGCCTAGCATATGCGTGTGTATTTTACCATAACCAATTAGCCCTTCATCTCTTTCAAAAACGCCGCGATCTTCTTCAACTCCTCAAAATCCGCAATGATCTCGATCCGCGCCTTCATCTTGTTAAGCTGGGACTGGACGGGCGTTTCGCCGGGTTCGTGCAAAGCCTTCTCCAGCTCCTTCTGGCTCACGGCGGGGCCGAATTTTATGGTGTAGCGTTCGATCATTGAAAATTATTGCTATAATGATTTGCCATTGGAGGCGCCCATGCGCGTTGACCTGTATACGAAGCCCTTTTTGACTTTTGTTGGGACAATTACTCTTCTGCTACTCGCGGTTGAATTGGGATGTGCCAATTCTTCAAGCCGAGCGCCATTCGTAGGGAAATGGTTGGGACCAGCCGCACTAATAGAAATGCAGTTCTTCGCTGATGGGACATGTATTCAAACGTCAGGCGGAACATCCTATAGCGGTACCTATGAAATCGTGGCACAAGGGACAGTGAAGTACCTGAAAGTTGACCTTAAAATCGAAGCTAAAATGTACGAGATCGTTGACATCTCGGCAGACCTAATCCGCCTCAAAGAGGGCAGGAACAGCGCACGACAACTTCAACGAGATCTCCGCCTTTAGACGAAAACTACTCCGCGTCTGTCTGCTCCTGCTCTTCTGCCGGCTCGGGCAACGTCTTCGTCCGCTTCGTCATTGCGGTTTTCCGCAACGGTTTCCGGCTCGGTCATCCCGGCTTTTGAACTTACTCCCCGCCGTCAGTTCCTTTCTCTTCTTCCTCCGTCGTTTCCTCGGCTGGCTTTTCAACCTCTGCCGCTGCTTCCTCTGCCGTTTCCGACGCCTCGCTGTCTGAAACCGTCGTCGAAGCCAAGTCCGAATTCGCCGGTCCCATCGTCGATTCCTCCGGTTTCGTCTCCGGCGCTTTCACGTCCTGAACCTTCGGCTGCGCGTTCACGGTCGCCTTGTCCGCCATTCCGTCTGCTGTTGCAATGTAATCCATGTTCGTAAATGTTATTTTTGTTTCCGGCCGCGCCGACCTGTACGCGCCGTTTCCGTTATAGTTTCCTCAGCAAGTCCGCGTGCTCTCGACATTGAGCCGCCTGCTTCATGAATTGCGTAGCCGTATCGGTATGAACGGTGATCGCCTCTTCGAGCGCCGCTGCTTCCTGGCGCTTGCTCGCGGCAATCTTCTGCGCCTCGCCTTTCTCCTTGTCCGCTTCGTACCGCTCCTGCGGGGTCGTCCTTGCGCGGCTGATGAGCTTCATCGGCTTGCCGCACTCGCAAGAGATCACGTGACCTTCGTCCTGTGGAACAGCGGGAGCTTGGGTGTTCTCCCTCCCACATTCGCACTCCCAAAACCCGTCCGCATATTTCTGATCCACCTCGGCGATGTTCTTCTCGATAACGTCGGCATCGGCGTTCATCTGCGCCACGGCCTTGCGCTTCTCGTCGCCGCGCCGTTGCGACGCCTTCGCGTTCAGCTCGTGGAGCGACGCCGTTAGCTCCTGATTCCATATAGACATCCGCTTCGCACGCCATCGGGATATTGCTCGTAACATTTTCGTAGATAAATGATTTAGGTTAATGATATAATTTGCGGTAGATTAGTCAATACACAGGAGAGAACATGAAATTCAAAGTTGGAGATACGGTTAAATTAAATTCCGGTGGGCCGCTGATGACGGTTCAAGAGGAGGCTTCTGGCGAGACCCTGAAATGCCAGTGGTTCGTGGCGAACGCTACAACGCCGTATGAGCTTCGGTTTGGAGTGTTCCCTACGGATAGCTTACACGCCGAAAAGCCTTAGGGCCGACGCAAAATTAACTTTACAGATTGGGTGAGATCGTATAGTTCCACTTGGGTAGAACGGCGTGCGGCCTCAGTCGAAGGGATTGAAGCTGTACAGGGTAAGCATCACATGAACACCACTTGGCGATCCGCTTCAGGTCGCCGATACTGGCGGGATGTCGAGGACTCAAGAAGAACGGCGCCAGTTCTGGCGTAAGCTGATCGCGCAACAAGAGCAGAGCGGA